TCTTGTTTTTGTGCTAATGCCTCAACATTACCTGGATCAAACTTTAATAGTCTTTCAACATCTCGTAACTCTCCTTGTAAATCCATAGACTTACTTGTTACATCACTAATGGCTTTTTCTAACCCTGTGGTTTTTCCTTCTAACTCGATAGTGATTCCTTTTATTCTGCTTTTTCCTGCCATATCATTCACCCCCTTATATTAGAAGTTGTCAAAGTCAGTTTGTGTAGCTTTTCTAGCTTGTTTATTATTTGTATTATTGCTATTATTTCTTTCAATCCATTCGTCCATATAGTCAAGGCACATTCCTATTGTCATTTCTTCTAATTCATATATATCTAACTCAACTTTTTTACATAAATAAAGGAATAGTTCAGTTGTTAAACTTTCACTATCCCCACTTGAATTTTCTATTTTTTTTTAGTTTTTATGCTTGATAATATTAATTCCTGAAGTTCTGGAATAATATCAAACAATGGAAATTCATCAAATCCATCAAGCCATGTCAAAGGATCAGGAATTTTATGGTCTGCAGTTTTTGCAAGAACCCAAATAACATTATAAAAAACATCAAAATCTAATTTGTCTATTTTTTTCATATCTATTTTCTTGCTATTTAATCCATCTAAAGCACTTAACTTTATTATGTCTGCAAAAAAATCTTTCCCAAATTGTCTTTTATAACGTAATGGTGTTGCTGCAGTGGATTTAAATGTTACTTGTTTTCCATCAATTAATATTGTTTTTTCCATATTATTTACTCCTTCCCTTTACTTACTTTCTCCAAAGACATTGCTGCAGCCTTTTCGTACACCTTTTTATACCAGTTATCATAAATGTTTGCTGGTGTACTTGTTGTGGTTTTTGTTTTCACTGATAAATCTGTACTTCTAGGACTTGATACAAAAGATAATTCATTTGTATTAGGCTCCTTAGAATTACTCTTTGTAGTTGATGCTATTGTCGGTCTATTAGCACTACAATTATATAACACATGTCTTGTTGCTTTTACATCTCCATCAAACTCAAATAGTAGAGCAAAAGGCTTTCCTTCTTTATCAGCTTTTTCTGTAATTACTTTATCTGTTTCGTCCTGTTCCTCTCCTAAACAATCTATTGCAAATTGATCTGGAATATTAGCAATATTTAATGTACCATCATACCCTTGATTATTTTGAGCAGCATAATATAACATGTCATCTGCATAAAATTCTGTCATTTCTCCTCTTGGCTCTAAGCTTATTTCAACTGCTCCTGGTATTCTTATAGGTGTTCCATAAGTTATGCCCTCTTCTGTCTCATTTTCTATAACTGCATAATGTGCATTTTTTAACCCGAATGTAACTTTATTTTCTTTACTTGCTGTCATTTATATCAACTCCACTTCATATATTCGTTGAAATACCCTTTCCTTTTCTATCCATTCCTCTGAACATTCGTAAGATATTTCATTTTCATCTAATAATTCTTCTAACTTTTTTTCTGCCTCTAAATTCTTTTCTGCTGTATAAAGTTCAATTTTAATATTTTCAATTTTTTTATATACTTTATTATCAGCAAACATATTTGAACTTCCATCTACTAAATATGTTATAAAAGGTAAACTTGTTTTAACTTCAAAATGTGAATAGGCTACTGGGAAACCAGTAGCCTTCAAAATAGCATATAATTTTTCTAAGGTCATCTTTTAATTACCTTTTCTACTTCACTTACATATTCTTTTATAGCTTGTTCTTCTGCAGGTTTTATATGTGGCTTTCCTGGAACTCTTCCTCCATTTACCTTAGCATGTCCATTTTCAAGTAAATGCGTTAACTGGTACTTAGTTTTATTATGGATTATTCTCTTTCCTTTTATAGTTGTAATTCTCCAACCTTTTGCATATTCTCCACCATTCTTTTTCCTTTTAGGACTGTTTTTCTTTAGATTGCTAACTGTCTTCTTAGCAACTTTATCTCCTGCTATTGAAATACCCTCTTCAACCTCTTCTTTGTATTCTGAAAGTATCTTAGCAAATTCTTTTGATATCCCTTTAACATTTACTTTACTCATTTTTTTCACCTACAAATTCACTACAAACTATTTCTAAAATTCCATTACCTTTACTATAAGTTCTTATAATCACATATTTAGTGTTTGAAAATATAAGAGCCTCTTCGCCC